ACCAATTTCTTGATGCTTCAGATTAGCAATATCTTTTTTTAAATTGTTAATCATATGATCCACAAATGGCCAATCTTTTTCTGAAATTTTATAATTAGATAGTGCTGTCCTAGCTTCATTTAACTCATTTTGCAACTCTATATTTTTTGCTTCAAAAGCTGCAATTTTCTTTTGCATGGGTGTCATTTTACCTACTTGACTGGACGGAGCACGTTTAGTGTATTTACGTTTAGGTTTAATAGTTTCCATGATTACTCCCAAGGGTTCTTTTCAGCATCAGCTGGTTTCTCGTATGGCTCTGCAATTGCTAGAGACTGGAAGTCATTGCCACTTGCTGAAGTTTTCTTCCATGCAGATACGGCTAACTTCACTAGACCTGTAGGGTTCTTCTTCAATTGTGCAATCACTAGATCACGGTCAACGTAGATGTCACCACGTAAGTCAGGTTGGTTATCTGAAGACTTGCGTGTGTTTACAAATAGTGCGCCTGAGTTAGGACGTTGTTCAAAAGTGGTAGCCATTATTTAATCTCCTCTGTTGTAGTTGTTGGTGCTTCTTCTTTAGGTAATTGTGGTTGTACTTGCATGTTCATCTTACTAACAAGTAAAAATGCACCAGTCTTCGTTGGCAATTCATTGAGTACGTTACCGATAAAAGTAACTTCCTCAAGTGTTAGTGTTAAGTTAATTTGTTGGTTGTTGTCAGCCATTTTATTTCTCCTTTAGTTGGTTTTTACGTTCAGTGAAACTTGTCATCATGTTCTTAAAGAACTCTTCATCTATTTCTTTTACTGTATCAAATAGCTGTTTGTTCTTCTTAAACAATCCCATTACATCATCTTCTTTATCGCAGAATACTAAGAAGCCATTTACTGCTGTCTTAATCTCTTCTAGCCATGCTTTCTTATCTGCACCGCTATCAGTCGTTACTGTGATTACCCATCCACGTTTTGCTAAGTCTGCTTTAGAGTAAACCTTAGGTTCTACACCTTTAATCACTGGTGCAATCTCTTTCTCTTCAGCTAACTCCTCTGGCGTAAATGCAGATAATTTACGCTCCTCAGGCTTTTTTGCTGGCTCATCCTTACCTGTTGTTGCATCAAGGGCATCGTGCTCTACGATCTCCATAGCGTTTACCCACAGGTATCTTCTTAAATAACTTTGGACTGCACCCAAATTTTGCACATCATGACAACCTTTAAGGGAAGCCGTAGACATTGGCGAAAGAAAAGATACAGTCTCCTCAGGCTTATCAATAGCCCGTATATGAAGAACGGCAAGCTCAGTGTTAAAAGAAATGTGACCGAATAAGCCATGATCAGCAAATATATTCTGAACTGTTGGAAGAAAGTCAGCGAGTTCAAAGTACTTGTAGTTTGCGAACTTGTTAAATCCTGACTTTTTAAGCTCCGTGTTCTGTAACTGGATCCTTGCTTTTTGGAGTCTTTCGTAAACATTACTCATCTCCTAGCTCCTCTTGTATTAGTTTTTCTAAATAGTGTTGAGCTTTATATAAGTCCTCAATACCGCCTTTCTTTTTCCATCTAGATACGTACTTGATAATGTTTCCTTCAATGTATCCGATGTTGTTAGCCATAATGTAATCCCATGTTTGGATGGAACTACGATAATGACTTCCTGCTACTTGTCTATCATTTGCTTTCATCTATACCCTCCTCGTTTAATTCAATTAAATAGTTCTGATACTGCTTGCACCACTTACTTACTTGGCAATAATTAGCACAACGAGTACGCTCACCTGGCCGTATCTCAATCTCATAATCCTTACCAAGTTCATCTAGCAATTTAAGAGCAGCATCCATATCTTCCAATACGTATTTAGCTCTTACACCGCCAATCTTTTTAATCGCATACATCGTAGGTTTTTCCCACATCTCTTTTGGAGTGCAGTCAGGTAATGGCTCACCTGTTTCAATTGCATACTCAGCTTCTGAATGCTTAGCAATGCGTCCTTTGATATATGCTTCACGCTCCTCAAGTGACCATAGCGTAATAGGAATACGTATGATGGCAGCTCTCGGATAGTTCTCTTTGTTCTCTGCTTCACGTGCTGACCAATCACGTAAGAACGCCACGATATTAAGACTCTTAATCGGCACCTTCTTATGTGTTTCAATCAACCATGCGTAGATGTTAAGTTGCTGTTCCCATTCAGGCTTGTCATTCATTGCAGACCATGTAGAGGTTAGCTTGTAATCAGAAATCACAATGCCATCGTCATATACTTCCTGCAAATCCACAGCGCCTGAGATCAACCAGCCATCCACCTCAGCATGTAAACGTTGTTCAACAATACTGTTCTCGTTCTTACCATGCTCTAATACACCATGCATAGCTGAACCTAAGATAGACCAAATCATTCCTGACACATCTTGTTCCAACTCAGCATCATACTTCTTAGTGAGTGCAACAATCTTTGGACTATTCAATAACTGAGTAGCGGAGATGTTGGCATTCCCTTTGCTATAAGTAGGACGCTCAACTACGTTGACAATGATGTCAGGCAAGTTGTGCTTGTTAGTGATTTTCATCATCCACCTCTAGTTTAATTTTGCCTATGTAAGTCCAATTTTCAGTATCAGTTTTGCTTTTTGATAATTCAAATATGGCGCTTATGTCGCTTTCATACACATACAAATACTGTGGCTCTTTAGGCTGTGGTTTAATGCGGTATTCATATTCATTATCTTCATACCAATATGGTTGGACTAATGTAATCCATTCGCCTGTTTCTAAATGTTTAGTTTCAATCTCTACACCAGATGCCCAAGCTACAATCTCGTTATACCATTTGTGTTTCTGCACGATATTTTCCTTTCGCCATGTTATGGGCTTCAATAGCCTCCGCCAAATCATCATATGTTCCAATGTTGTATCGCTTACCATCAGTTTGAATACGAACATTCCATTGTTCAGTTTCTTTTTTAAATGTAATTCCTGTATGTCCTGATGTATTGTCTTTTCTGATACCTGCATTATGTTGATTGCTCATATTTGTAGCTGGTCGCAAGTTTTCAATACGGTTATCTGTTCTAATGCGATTTATATGGTCAATTTGTTCTGGCAATTCATCATTAAACATAAGCCAAATAATTTGATGTGCCAATCTTGGTTTACCCTCAATCTTTATTTGAATATATCCATGAGAATCTATTGAGCCAGCTTCATCTCCAACTTTAACTCTATTGGATACTTGTTTTGCCCAATATAATTTTCCATCTTCATATCGCAATATGTTTTTTATTTCTTTTGCCCATTTATGTTGTTTATTCAAAATACCATCCCCTTACATCACATCTGTTTTTAATCATTATCAATTTTATTTTGCTAATTACTTTTGCCCATTTATGTGGTTTCATAGTTTGTCACTCCAAATGCAGTTCTACTTGCTTTCCAAGCTTTTTCTAATTCATTCCATAATGTCTGACTATCTACATATTTACCATCAACTGTTTTAATGTTAGTGATGGCAATGATGGCATCTTCTATTGAGTCATTGTCCCCTGTGCTTTGGTATTTAAGGTCTAGGCTCACTTATGCGCCTCTTTAACCAATGCATCAGCTAACACGAATACCTTTTCAGTAAAACGTGAGATAGATACATGGCCTTCAGTGATGGTAATGTCCATGCCTTTAAGTACATAATCTGCGACTGCCACAGCAAACTGGTTGCGAAGTGTATTATCTTGCGTAATACGCAAATCTGCTGAACCTCCTGCTACGACTGTTGCCTTTTCTTTTGCGACTGGCGCAGAAACTTTAGCTGTTACTTCTACTTCTTGATTGTTTTCAGATTTCACAATTACCTCCAATACACATACGGTTAGTTAAAATTTCTTCCTCCAAGTCTTCCATCAATAAATCTTGAATAGCTGACTCGGTTTCTTTTATTACACTTACATACACACTATCAGGTGTTTCATATGTTGCTGACTCAATCAGTAACCCACGGTCACGACCATGATCAGTAAGGACTGAACTTACAAAGTCAGCAGGGTCAATACCCCAACCAAGTACCTCTTGATACTTAGCTTCTTCAATTTTGATTTCTGCAACGTATAGGAATTTACGCATTAGTATGTCTCCATCTTTGTAAACATCTTTGGATCATACGTACGTTCTGATCTATCATCATAAACAGCATGTACATAGCCATCATAAACAGCGTAACATCCGTTTAAGGTAACGCCATCAGGACCACGTGCATACATTTGGAAAAGTCTTGGATACTTTGCTGAGCATTGTCTATCTGTTAATACGATTTGACCGCCAGCCTCGTTTGGCATTTGCCATGTATCTGCATGGGCGCAGCTACAAGTAGATAGCGCAATAGCAGAAAAAATGCTATAAAGATAACGTTTCATAATTAACCCCTCGGTAGTAATGAGACACAAGTTTGGCATATTGTTTTTATGATGTCAATAGGTTGTACCTATATTTATTCACCTACTATAAGATAACTACATGGCTATACATTTAGAATTACCGTATCCACCAAGCGTCAACCATTATTGGGGACAGTCTGGAAAGCGCAGATTTATTGGTAAAAAGGGAAAAGAGTTTAGAGAAGCGGTGATTGCTATCGTTGAAAGAGAGAAGGCCAGAACGTTATTTGGCAGGCTTGCCGTACACGTTAATCTATATCCACCAGACAGACGTAAGCGTGACGTAGATAATTGTATGAAGAGTTTACTAGATGCTTGTGAACATGCAGGATGCTACGAGAACGACTCCCAAATAGATGAGTTACATATCATCCGTAAGGAAGTCGTCAAAGGTGGAATGTGTATTGTTACTGTTCTTGAACTGCCTTAACTTGATTGTTAAAGCGTTGCATAATTACAGTCTTTTGATTCTCTACTTGTTTCAATGCTTCTACTGAAGCACCACGAGATTCTAATTCACGTTTGCGTTTGTTCAATGCATTTATCTGATTTTCAACGTTATTTGCAGCATTCCATAGTCTAGCTTCAGGGTGATCTTGATAATAACCCATGACATCACCTTGGCTCTTCATACGTCCTTTAACTACGTTCTCATGTTCAGCCATATCAGTAATGTTAGTGTAGAACTGTTGTGATGTAGCAGCTGGAGAACCAACGTCACCTACAAAACGACCGAAGAATGGAATTCTATGCATTGGTACTTCTTCACCAGTGGTAGTAGACTTAGCTAATTCACCAGCCTTTAAGATTTCACGGCTTACACCACCGCCTATTTGTCCTGCTAAGTAATCTAGTTGATCAGCAGTAGGGCTGATAAAGCCCTTAGCATGTTCTTCACCACCAGATGTCAACAAGTTCAAAGCGTATGCAATACCTTGGCTGAGTGAGCTTGCGTTATCACGTGAACGTTCCCAACCTGGAGTCGGTGCTGTTGCTCTATCTTCACGAGCAATAGGACGGCCAAATGCATCTTGGTTTTGTGAGATTGCTACCAACGGATCAAGCACAGTTGGCGTAATTGTTTGCAATCCAAGTGTTGCACCCAATGGGCTGAATGCATCTGCAATCGTACTAGCCATGTCACCAATATGTTTACCCGTATGTGTAAAGCCATTACCTGCATAGTCAGATGTAATACGACCAATGTTAGGGAAAATATTAAATCCTAATGGATATGGGATAGACAAGTACTTCTGATCTGGCATTGGAACAATAAAGTTCTTTTCCTTAACAAACTCAGGGATGTCATTCTCATCGTAACCTGCAGCTGACAACATAATAGATTGCATCACGCCAATACCTAAACCACCAGCCATAATCTTCTTGCCTGCTGGTCCTTTTAATGTTTCTAGTACACGGGCAGAACCTTGCACAGATGCATTAAAAAATGCGTATAGTGAGTTTACTTTTTGTGAGAATGCACCACGCTTATCAAAGTTGACTGTTAAGTTCTTAGCAATGATAGCTGCATCATGTTTGATACCTGCAAGTTCATCTGGAGGGATAGACTTGATGTCTCTACCTGCAATGTTTTTATCTAGAGCAGCCTTGTATGCAGATAAACGTACAGCGTTTTCCATCATGTCATTGAAGTCAGTAAGCATGCCAGCTACATAACCAAATGCCTTACGTGCATTACCATGTTTGATCTGACTGAGCTTCTCATCAATGATACGCATCTGATCTTGTCTACGTACTAATGACTCACGATGACCAGCTTGACCGCCTTCTCTTCTGAAGTCTTTGTATAGTTCAGCCCATTCACCCTTAGTACCAGTCTCACCAATACGCTCATCACGTAGTGTACTGATAATGCCACGCATAGCAGGCATGATGTTCTTAGCTACTTCCTTTTGTTTGCCAGCAAGTTGAGTAGTAGATAAGTTGTACATTGCACCCTTAACGTCACGGAACAAGTTGACGAAACCGAAGATAGGGTTGTACTGTGTATTCACGTTAGCAAACCAACGTGTAGCAGCGCCAATGCCACGCATAGCAGCATTCATTTGCTCAGCATCCATGTTCTGTAGTGAGCGAGCCATACGCATAGCATTAGGATCTTTAGGATTAAAGAACACGTATCTATCTTTACCGTTAATACGTACAGTAAATACATGATCTTGATAACGCTCTAACGTATTGATCTTATTTCTTACTACTTCTCTGCTTGCAGGTAATGGCTCACCATTAATATCAAAACGTTCTGGTCCTGGTTTAACTTTAGTTAATACACGTTCTTTAGGCTCAGCCATGAGGTTTTTAATAAGATCTTCAGGTTGATCTATGCCCATGTTGCGTAGCTCTTCTATCACTCCTGCAGGATTCTTTAACGCATCAGGATTAACAGCCATCCAAAAGCCTGGATTAGGATGCTTAATAGCAAGACCATACACAGCCTTTTGAACTTCCATCTTTTCTTCACGAATCAATGCACGTTCATGCGCTGCTACGATGTTACCAATGATGTCATCAACAGTAGCCTTAGAACCAAGCGCACGTTTACCAAAGTTACCACGTACAGCAAAGCCCTTACCTACACCGCTAAATGGATTCTCGCCCTCTTGCACACGGTGCAATGGTACGTAATGTTTATAAGTAGCATTCCACATATCAAGCATATCAGGAGCAATATCTCCAGATCTGCGTAATACTTCTTGCGTATCCTTAATCATTTCATCAAAGTGCTTGGCAACACGTTCAAGAGCCTCACGCTTTTTAGGATCTAACTCAGCCAAGTATTTCCTAGCATCTTGCGTATGGATGCCAGATCCTTGATCTTTTAAAGGATTTTCCTGAATCAACTCACCTGTATTTGGATGATATGTATCAGGATTAATTTTATTCATTTGCTCGTTACGCTCTTCAGCATGACGATTATGCATGTACTCATTGATTTCAGCTGGAGTGATTTTTTCTTTCTCCATTGCTTTAACAGCAGGCATGACATCACCGAGCAAGAACTCTCTGATCTTAGTAGCTACACGACCATGAAATGTTTGTTCCTTCTCATACGGGCTGAATCTGCTTTCAATCTTATGGCCAGCAGCTTTAATTGCTTTTTCAATATTCTTAGCGTCTAGCTGGTTATCTTGTAATGCATGAATGAACTTATCAATATGTAACTGTTTATCAGTTGCATTAGTTAGTGGATGCTCCCAAGTAGGTTCTGGTGGTTTATTACCTTTATAATTAACATCACCAAATGATTGCACACTTGAAAGCCCACGAACTTTCTTTTCATCTGCATAAGCTTTGAAATCTTTACCTCTGGTCACTTCACCGCTTAATGACATTAGATCATCAAACAAAGTTTTTTGTGGTGTGTTTTCTGGTAGTTTTAATGCACGTTTAATCAATGACTTAAAGTCATCCCATAATGTTGCATATTTAGATTTGTTTAATACGCTTGGTTGTGAACTCAAGTGTCTAATAAAATCTTTCTTACTAAATCCTTCAGAAATTAATTCATAGACGTTGCTATTACCATATGGCTGTTTTGATCCTCTTCTCCAGCCTTTTCTAGAGGCTTCTAAAACTTTTACAAAGTCTCTTCCTAATGGAGTAAGTCCTTTGGATACAATTTTACCGTTAGCTGCTTTATATATTTGTACATGCTCATTAACACCATGTACGGTAGCAGCATGCATAGTTTCATGCATGAAAGTATTAATTGCATCATTAGCGCTATTTGCACCATGAACGTGTAGTTTATTTTGTAAAGGGAAATACTCTCCACCAACTCTACCACTTTCCTTTTTCATGCCGATGTGGTAATCGGTAACATGCAATGGAACTTTATTAACTGGACCTACACCCTTTAACTGTTCAGCTAAATGCGTATAAGCTTCTGTATGTTCTGGAGACAGTCCAAATTCTTCACCACCATTAGTTTTTAAATGGTTGATAACTGTATCTAATGCATCACCAACATAATCATG